CTTTCTACAATCTCTGTTGCAGATCTAGCACTCATGTTATCTGGAGGCAGAGTATCATCCAATAATGTTTTTTTAATATTCATTCTTAAATCGTTAATAACAATTTGTGATACATTAAAATCACCAGCTCTCGGTAATGGAGCTAAAGATGCACCTTGTGGCCCACCATTACGAGCTACAGGAATAATAGCACCTGGCTGTATTTTAATACTGTTAGGATTTAATACACCATCATCAGCAGCAGTATAAATACCACTAATAGCTAGTGATGCATTTTTTAATAATAATTCTAAAGTTTTGTTTAAAGTTTTAATATCTGGAATTGCTGTAACTAATGGGCCTCTACCCATGACTTCACCTGGCACTTTCATATATCTACTTACTACCCATGGTGATTGATCCATTCTTCTAAATACTAATTCATCTTTAGATTTTTCATAAACTATATGATAACAAAAATCTTTTCTTTGTGGATCTACTAACACAGCCTCTAATAATTCTACTTTGTGTTGTGGTTTTTCTTGTATTAATCTTTCTAAGTCTTGAGGAATATTAGCATCTGGAAATTGTCTTTTAATTGTATCAGCTGGTATTTTTAATTTTCTATAAACATTATCAACTGTACCATTAGGCCCTTCTTCTATTGCAATAAGATACTGAGGAACAGGAGTATATGAAATAGGATTAAGATCATCTCCAGGCTGGATTAACATTGCAGCTGTACCTACCGAAAGATCGAGTAGAAATTCACCGATGGCTAAATCAAAATTGCTCTGGCGAAGAACAGAAAACAATTTATCTAAGTATAAATCGAGAGCTTGTTGAACTTCTGCTCGTCTTTCTTCCGGTATATCATTCCCAGGTTCTAACCGGCACCATTTTTTATAGGGAGGAAAAAGACCGGATTGTATTCTATTAGCGAACCTTTGAACAGAATGAATTGCTGTACTATCGAAAACTCTAGACATTTTATTTTGTCCAGGCACGTTTCCTTCGTAGTATCCATCATAGAGATTTCTTTGAGGTAATGCGTATTGGTAACATTCCTCGTAGATTGTTCTCCAATTATCTTTAGCTGCAAATGCTTGTTTAGATCTTTTAGAAACTTCTTCTGGTTTTAAATGCATTAGGCACTCGCTTTGTTGTTTGCAGCAAACTTAGCAGCTGCCTCTTTAGATCCAAAACCCCATTTTTTTAATGCAAGTTTCAATCTTGTTGGTTTACCATCTTTCATTAAAGGCCCTTTAACTTTTGAGAACCTAGCTGCAAAAGAAATCCTTCTAGGATTTTTCCCAGAGGATACAGGAGCTTTCACTCCAAATTTTTTTCTACCGGCATCATTAAGACCACCTTCTGGATTTTGATACCTTTTTGCTACCATTAAATAATAACTCCCCCTAAAACAAAAGAGATAAGTATAGCAGCAATGAACCATTTGTGTTCTTTAGCTCTTCTTCTCCATTCTCTAGGAGTATGTCCGAATACAATCATGTTATGCCTTTTTGTTTTTTTTAGCAGCAGTTATAATATCACCTCTAGTGATTTTTTTCTTATCACCATATTGTGCTGCTAATTTTTTTTTAGCCGGTGATTTTTTTTTCATTTTCATTTTGTACATTATGTTACCAAGCCTTTCTTTCTTTTACGTTTTGGAAACCCAGCTTTCATATTAGCATAAGCCTCATCAGTTATTGTTGATTTTGATTTAGATCTAGAAATACCTTTTTTCTTTCTTTGATTTATATTGTAGTACAATCCTTTCTTAGCCATTACTCATCCTCCTTCTTTCTTTCTTTCTGGCATTCACATCCTTCTTTACAATCGCAAGATTTTTTTAAAATTATAAATCTAGGATTTCTTTTGTAATCTGGTATTCCTCTATCCATCTAAGCTCCTAAATTTCTTTTGCCTGTACCAGCTCCTGGATTTCTAACACCAGCTCCTAATGCAGTTGTCTGTGTAAAATCTCCAGCTAGTTGAGATCTTGTTCTTCTTGATCTTTTAATTTTTCTAGAAACTAATTTCTTGCCTTCTGGTTCAGTTACTTTTTTAACTTCAGCTCTTCTTTCTGTAATATCAGATGTTGGCTGTGCTGGTGGTGATCCACCTCCACCTCCACCAACTACAGAGGAAACAGCTTTCTTAATTATTTTTACCGGTGATCCTCCCATTATGTGTACCTCGTTTGTGTGTCCATTGGATTACGATCAATACTATCAACCGGTGTCATTGATCCAGGAACACCCAATGCTGGATTGTTTCTTTCATCAGAAAAAAGTAATCTACCACCTTTACGTCTTGCTCTAGCTCTTGATGCAAGTTTTCTTCTTTCTTGCTTTTCGCTTTCAGTTGCTCTAGTTTCTCTTTCCTCTAGAGCTTTGTTAGCAGTATCAATAGCTGGAGGTGGCTCATACTTTGGCATTTTGAATAATGATCCCATAGTTTTAAAAGTACCTCGCAAACATTTTATAATCAGAACCATCTACTCCATAATGTTTCAATAGTCCTTCATTTACAAAATATATGCTTTTTATCCATTTGAGAGCAGAAACATTTAAAGAACTGACAGTTACTTGTAATCTTTTTAATTTTAGATCAGCAGCTACTAACTTCATGAACTGTAATGCGCCTTTATGAAATTTTATTTTATGTTCAGAAATTTTTTTTCTATCAGGTATCAACCATAATTCTGCAACTCCAGGCCAATAAGGTACAACACCAAAGCATAACATAGGCTTACCATCATCAATAACACAGTAACCATAACCTTGTTGAGCTGCTGCATCTATGTACTCCAGGTAATTAGGCTGTGATAAATTTAGTTGATCAAACTCATTAAGATCCATAATTTTTAATAAGTAAGATCTAAATGGTACTACACTAATCTTTGATCCCTGGATCTTGAATATCTGTTCTAGTTTGTTGAGGTTCATTTATTTCTTCTGCTGTAGCTCTTGTTCCAGGCTGATGTAGAACTAATCCTTTCCATTGATCGTTTTCTACTTCTATAACTTTTTCTTGTAATAATTCTACTTCTCCTACTTTCCAAACTTTAATTAAATATTTTTTCTTCATGCAAATATATCGAAATCTGCACTAGCAACTGATGCTGTAAAATTTTTATTTCCACCCCTGGTTAATCTTTTATGTTCACCACCACCTAGTAATAAATACATAAATGCATCGCCAACGTGAGAATGTTCATTTTTATTTGGCTGATCTTTAAATCTTTCACCACCAGATATTTGTACTCGTTTAAAATGATAACCACCACTTAATGCTTTTCTTAATCGTTTACATCTTTTGTCAATAACCAATCCTGGCTTACCCTGGATTAGTCTATTCATAGGAGCTGCACCAGCCTCACGTCTAACTCTAAAATCATTCGTAGCTGTGGGCCTAGCAACTAATCCTATTGTTCGTAAATGATCAAAAGCAGTAACTTCAAAAATCTCATCTCTCTTTTGTCCAGCCGGATCTCCCCAGACTAAGACATCGAATTTAGGAAACCTAGTTTCTAATTCACCTTTTAATAAATAACCAAACCTCTCCAGGCCCATATCAAAAGTTACAAGCTCATGTAAGATAACCCATTGACCATTAGCTAGTTTCTGTCCGAAGATAGCTGCTGGAGTTAAACCAAAGTCAACACCAACCTGGATAGGGTATTGTATATCCGGTTCAATATAATCTTCTGTCATTAAGGTGTCATCGTATTCGGACATAACAGGCTTACCCTCTTGCACATAAGTGTACTTTCCCTGGGCATAACATCTAATCCAATCTAGATTTTTGCCGAGTAAAGTCTGTTCGTAATATCCAGCTGTAAGATTTTTTTTATTTTCTGCATTAGGATTTTGCATCCACCATTTACCAGAACTAAATACAAAACCATTAGCCTCTGGATTTTCTGGCAGCTCCTCCTGGACAACTTCTTCTACAGCTCCTGGCTGCTTAAAAAATTTCCAAGCAAACTTACCTTTCATCTTTTCTTTTTCTGCAAGTCTGTACCACCAATGATCGTCATCCATTGGGTTCGTATCCATAATAATAAATCTATTACTAGATCCACCATCAGCTTTTGTAGGATACCTTCCTACTCTGTGTGTTAATCCATCGATCACAGCTTTAGGTAATTCTCTTGCCTCGTTAACCCAAGCTCCTGTCAATTCCATTGACAATAATTTTCTAACATCTTTTGGCTGGTCAAGGGCCAGGAAGATAACCTCACAATCAATGCCTGGAGCATTATCTCTTGCCGGTAATTTTATATGATGCGTTAAAGGTGGTGACCATCTAAATGCACCCCAAATGTTCTCTGGAAATAATTCTTGCCATGTTTTAATTGTAGTTGTCCTCAACTCCGGATAAGAATTACGAACTACAACAAACCTAGAATACTTGATCCCATCACGAGGGCTTTGTACTTGATTAACAGCTTTGATCATAATCTCTGCTGCACAAGCATAAGACTTGCCGGAACCTACAGGCCCCATCAATCCTCTTACAAAACTTTTATCTTGTAGGAACTTCCATACTGTTGGTGATGTACTAAAATCTAAATTAAGATTTGTTATTGCGTCATTCATTCTTTTCCTAACATTAATAGTATTACAGCTTTAAGCTCTGAATTATTTAACAAATCAAATCCGGTCATTTTGTATATAAGATCTTTTTCTTCTTCGTTAAAATCAAATTTTTCTGCATTAATTATTTTAGTTTTTATATCATTGATCTTAGTTTGATCTAAATAAAACATACACCCTCACATTCATCCATTTCTGAAAACTCTAATTGATTTGAATTTTTATTTTTAAAGTCTATTTCTTCTAATGGTTTCTTTCTACTATGTACAAATAACTCTGCTGTTTCATTTATAGTATTGTATGGCCCTTTAAAATTTCTGATTTTTTTATCTAAAGCTACAGCTTTTGCAAAATACTCTGGTTTGTTTTCTTTTAAATCATTCCATCTATCTTTTGAATTATATGGACAGAACCAACAAGCAGATCTCGGTGGAGTAGGATATTTATGTTTGGCCATCCAATCTTTACATCCTTGCCTTGTTATTCTCATATCAACTAAAGGATAAACATTAGTAATCCATTTTGTTTGATTTATTTTCATTCTAACAACTTCATCTAAAGATATACCCATTAACTGTTCTACAGTAATCCCTGTTTTATTAAGCTCACCTTTTTTTAATCCAAGAGCTTTCCTCATTTCTTGATATACAGGAATTATTTTATAATTGCTTGTGCATTGCCTACGAATGATCCCACCTTTTTTTGAATTCTCTGGATCTTTAATATGAAAAGGAATATTCATACTTTTGTTAAAGGTATCTTCCAACAAATCACCAGCACAAATAGTTTTAATTTCAAACGAACATTTTTTTTTAAGCCATTCTAAATATTCGTATGTATCCTCAGTTTCATGTTTAGTATCACAAAAAACAGCAAAATCTATTGGTTCTATTTCACCATGCTCTATCATTAATGCTAAAGTAGAACTTTGTACTCCAGCTCCTAATGATAATATTCTTAACTTTTTATTCATTTGTTATTGCCTCCACTATTGATTGAATTCTACTATCTTCTTCTTGCTTTCTTCTAAACACTATATCCCTGTAATCTTTTATAGAACGACCACAAAGCCTGGCGCATTCACGATCACTAATTTGTTTTTTCAGCATCGCCACTTGGATCTTCTCTACTTCCTTGTGGTTTATTAATCTCATCATATTCAGCCTCTACTATTTTAGGTTCCTCTGGCCCACTCATATTGATTTGTACTACACTAGGCTTATCTGCATCCTGTTCCTGTTCTAATAATCCTGTTGCTTTAGCTAACACTCTTAATACAGAAACTTTATCATGCAGCTCTACTTCTATCTGTGGCCCATTCTTAGTTGGTGTCATTTTAATTTTTTTTATAGCTTTGATTGCTGCTTTAGGAATATTCTTTGGATCTTTAATATTCACATTGCCCTGGTCATCCCAATACATAATCTCGTCAATATTAGACGTAGCTATATCGATCAATTCCTGGGCCACGTTATCTTTGTTATGCTCGATAACTTCTGACTTCCTTATCCTCCTCTGAACCACTCGGACACCACCGAAACGATCCAGGGGAGGCTTTACGATCCTTTTTTTAGAAACCGATGTCGTCATCCATTTCTTCCTTATGATCAGCTTGTTCAGCTGCCAGGTTTACAGGAGGTTCATCCTTATTCTCAAATGTACTAAAGAATAAAACAGGATCACCTTTACCATATTCTTTGGTAGGATCCTTCTTGTAGATCTTCGTATCTAATCTACCTGGAACCGGTTCGTATATTCCTTTTTCTTTATTGTAGTTTGCGCCAGGCCAAGTTTCTATAATTACTTCTAATCCTTCTGGAATAGATGCAGCTTTATAAAACTTAAAACCTTTATTGCTTGATGTTGGTTTAGACATATATTTCCTCGTTAGTTTATTTCATGTTTTTTCTGCAAAAAAATTGTGAGATACCCCCCATATATATATTAGACGTAGGGGGGGCGAAAGTGTCAAAATCTGCCACAATCCTAGTCGCATATTTACAGGGCCTGTATCTATTAATAATTATGCATTATTACAAATCATATACGAACGTTTACGTTTTGTAAACTTAATGTTATCTAGGCATCTTCATCTTCCTAGATAGTTTCTTGATCATATCCTGTACGTTTAGCTGCTTATTATAAGCCTTGTCTTTCCTAAAGAATACATCCTTAAAGAAATACAGAGTACCAGGACAATCTCTTCTGTTATCTCTTCTCCATTGTATGGTTCTTCTCATTGAGATCATAGCTGCCTCTACAGTTAAACCTTTAACAATCCAATCTTTTACTAGATCTTCCTGTTTCATATCGTATTGTTTGTGCTGTCCGAATATTTCTTCACACAGTTTTACATAACCATTACATATAGCTCTACTACTATTAAGAATATATGTATTGTTAGTTGGAGTGTTATGTAGTCGTTCTGAGGGAATATCTACATATTCACTAGAGTGCATATCTGTCTTTTTAGTAGCTATCTTATTATTCCCTCTGGGGGAATATTTACTATTACTGTTTTTATTCATAAGGGGGCCTTTCGGAATATCTACTTTCTCTTCAAAGGATCTATCATTTACTGTAGCTGTTGCCTTCGCATCCTCTTCAGTAATATCCTCCTGGAACACCATAAAGTATTTGTTACCTTTTAGTCCAGGATGTTTCTTCGCATACCTTATGTAACCCCATTCAATTAGTTTCTGTATGTGCTTAGATACAGTTGATTGGGTTATGTGTAGGTTCTTAGCTATAGTGATTTGATTAGGCCAACAGACACCGGTTCTTGATGTGTAGTTACCCAGACAAGCCAGGATCATGAACGTTCTAGGATAAGTCTTAAAACGTGGATCTACGACAGCTCGTTGTGGCAGCACACAAAATGCACCAGGTGTCTTGCCCTTACCATAATCAGCTTTCTTTTTTGGCATCAAGTAGTTGTTTTCTAATTTGTTCGTAGTCTGCCCATAAC